GTTAATTTTATTACTTTTTTCTCAAGCTTTAATGTATGAGAATTTGGAGCAAAATTTAATCTATATCTCTGTTGTCCTTCTAGCCATTCATAATAAGCCTTAACAAAAGCAATAAATTCTGGCCCTTCTTCTTGATAAAAGGCTGGAAATTGTGATTCTATGAATTGTGATATATTTTTTTGAATGGTCATTGATTATTATAATCTGTAATTTCTACATTAAGATCTGTTGAAGTATTTATTAGAATAATATCATTCTTTCTAGAATAGATATCTTCTGATATTGATTTAGCTGTAAATACCAATCCAGGATTATTTTGATATGAATTAATTATCATTGAATTGAGTGATACATCGCCGGTAATATAATTAATAGTTCCAGCTGTTTCATAAACCAATACACCGGAAGCAGTCACTTCAACTTTATATAAAGTATTTGGATTTAAATCCAAAATATTATTTGTTGTTGGATCTATTACTTGATTGGTGATATAATATGTTTTTCCAGCAGAAGAAAATCTTGAAGATTGAACTGGTTCATCAGAATCAACCTGATTATTAAAGGAAAATGAAGTAACAAATGATTGATTAAGAACAGGTGTTGTTATTTTTTTCATTAGAAAAACAGATTCAGTACTAATAATACCATCAGTTGAATCTAATATTGATTCTGTTAATCTTGAATATCTAAAAGCAACATTAAAATCTTCAAGATAATCATCATTATATGTTATAATAGCACTTCTTACTAGATTTTCTATTTGTACACCGGAATATACAGTGCTTGAAAAATCTACATACACTTTAGTATTAAGTGTTACATACAGATAATCCGGATTAATTATAACAGGTTCAATACTAAGAGAAGATCTATTTGTTAAAAATTCAACAATATCAGCTTTCTTCGAATCAGTAAGAGTAGTTCCTGAAAAAGTAGAAGGAATAATAAATACCTTACCAAATTGAACTGTGTCCGTAACTGATTCACCACCATAAACATTAACGGCTTTTACTTCAGGAAAATTATTTAAAACCAATATTCTATAATCATCATTTGTAATTGCGCGTTCTTGAGTTTGAAAATGTCTTGGTGCATTAAATCTAATTGATTCATTTGATTCTTCGTCGCTACCACCAGTTGGTTGATCAACTACTGTAATAGTGATACCACCTTCTCCATAATTTCCTTCATTAAATGATGCTAGATCATCATCAAGATTAAAATTGTAAGTTCCAGTTGGAATCAATCCACTTGATACTCTATATGTAACTACCACAATAGAACCATCTGCTGGTTTATATGACATTACATTATCACCAAAGAATATTGAATACTTATTATCATCAGCTCCTTGAATAAAGAAAACTTTTGATTGATCCGTTAAATTAAACAGAGTTTCAGCATATGTATATTCTGTATATGTAACACCATTATCTTCTGATACAAGAACATTAACACTTTCAGTATCAACACCAACATTTGATAATGTAAATATTGGATTTTCTTTTCTATAATCCATAACAAAGGTATCAGCTGGATCTACATAATTTCCTTCATAAACATCAAGATTGCTAATAACAAAATAATTATTTGAAGAACGATATGTTATAGCTTCTTCAGTAGTAAAAACATAATTATCATAACCAGAAGAAGCATTAAATCTTGTGCCTTTTGGAATGGTAAATGTATCAATACCAACGGTTGGAATCTCTAAATCTAGAGTTGCCTTGGCACTTCTTTTTGATCTTGGAAGATAATTTAATTCTTTTGCATGTGATATAATGGAATTTCTTAATTGCGCTGAATCAAGAAACATTTCAGAATTTACCATATTAAGATAAAATGAATTCATATATGTATTGTATGAAAGAACATCCAAAAGAACATTAAAGTTTGATGACTCAAAGTCATAATCCTTATACTTCTCTTGAGACCTCAAGTAAGTTTTAAAACTATCTTTTAATGTATTAAAGTCTAAAGTTGTTAGACCTAGAGTAGTGTTGGCCATTATCTTACTCTTCTAAGAATTACATCTAAATTAATTGGTTCCGTACTATTTATTAGTGAAAAAATGATGTTTACTATCAAACCATAATCATCAGGATATGATTTTACTTGCACATCTATTAATTGAACTCTTGGTTCTTTTTGTTCTATTGTTCTTCTTATTTCAGAATCAAGTTTTTCTAATAAAAAATTTCCAGTGTTTGTTGCATTTTCGAATAATAATTCACGAACTCTAGAACCTATTTCTGGTTGAAAAAATCTTTCGCCAAACTGAGTTAGAATAAGATTTTTTAATGATCTTTTAACTGCATCTTCATTAGTAACTTTAGAAAGAGATTGTGTTCTTGGATCTGGATCAAAATTGGTAGGAAGATCAGAATATATTTCTTTCTTTTTTATAATTTCTGTTAAAAAATCGGCTCTACTAGCCATATTACTCTCCTATTATTTTAATGGCTCGTTGCCGTCTTTTCCACCAGGTAAAACTGGAGGATTCTTTTCAAGGGATGTTCCAAATATATCGCTCTTAGTAATAATACCTTTTTTAGATTTTATTATAACCTGAGCTTTTTGACTGTCTAATGTTATATTCTTTTGTGTTGCACCAAAAACAATTTCTTCAGCTTCAATAATAAATTTCTTACACTTTATTTTAAAGTTTCCATCATCAACTGATATTGAATAATTACCATCTTGAATTGTATCAAGTCTTTCACCTTTATTTTGAAAGACTTGATTGCCATTAACTACTAAAACATTATCACCTTCAATCATGGTATTCATATTACCAGAATGAACAGAAGTTTTATTGCCTGAAGTAAAATCATCATGCTCACCACCAGGCGATGCTGATAAAGTCCCAGTTGATTGTGTTCCACCCGCTAGTACTGTAGATCCTTCTTTAACAGCTTTTGACTCTTTTCCAGCTACTTCTTTATGAGATCCGCCACTTACACTTGTTCTACTATGGCTTGCTACTTTAGTATCAGTTGCGCCATCAATAGAAGTTGTTTGACCACCTTTTGTATAATTAAAAGAATTATCTCTAACAACTTCTACTTTTTTGCCATTAACAGACCACTCTATATATGAACCTGGGTTGGTGTTTCCACCGTGTGATAAGCGAATAGTTTCTTTTCCGGGTGTGTTATCAAATATTAAAGTATGTCCACCCCATGTTTGAAAAGATTGAATATGTGGATATTCCCCATCAAACGTGGTTTCTGGTTTTCTAGGATCATCTTCTTTTGTAGTCATTATAAATCCTAATCTAATTGTGCAAATGAATCAGTAATTGCTGTTATAGCATTTTGTATGTTTTCACTTAAACTAGTAGCCATTGGGTTTTGTTCTTGTTTCTTTTTTACTCTTGCAAAATTTTTTAATGCATCTTCTATTGGTTTTTTAATTTTATTTTCATCTAAAACCGTTGATGGTAAATTTGATGTTACTATTTTTATCATATTACTTCCAGTAGAACCAAGTAACTTAGTTGCTTCTGAAAGTATATTATTAACATTTAAACCGGAACCAAGCATTGCTTGAAGCCCAGTAGATGATAACATAGAATTAAGATTACCAATCAAAGTATTCATTACATTACCAGTTAAATTTCTACCATTAAGAATATTTAAAAAACTTGATGATATTTGATTCATTCCTTGCTCTATAACTGCATCAATTACTTGACTTGGATTACTAGAACTAGAAATTCCATTAGTAAGAGAACTTAAAATCTGTGTTGAATTTATTGTAGAATCAATAGGTGATGTTGTTGGATTATTTGTTAATTGTTCTATTGCTTTTAATGCAATTAATTTATTTTCTTCAGTTAATTTTTCAAATTCTTCTGATTCAATAAATGTTAATAAAGTTTTAAGTACATTATTTATGGCATTTTGTGTTCCACCTTTATCATTAATTGCTTGAGACATTAACCCCTGTAAAGCGGTTGATGCCATATTAAATATACCGGCTGCATTTCCAAGAGAAGATAAAGCATCAATTTTTAATAATGATGTTAATGCTTTGGGTATTGACCCACTTATATTTGAAGGATCAATACTGGAAATTGTATTAAGTACATCTTTTTTTAAACCACCAGCCAATGATCCAATTGTTTTAAGATCTAGAGCTTTTAATCCTTCAGCAGCAACTTTAGTTATACTTTTCTTTTCAAGAGAAGTATCATCTTTACGATCATTATTTTTTTCTATTGCATTTGGTAAAGGTTTTGGATTTCTATCGCCGCCAGCATCATCTTTTCCTTTTGGTCGATTTAAAGGATTTCCAGAATTAGTTTTTTCTTTAGGAGGCGTTTTTCCACCTTGTGTTTTTCCATTATTATCTAATTCACCAGCACTTACATAAGATCCCATAACAAATGGAATTCTCATATCATTAGCATCATACCAAAAACCAATTACTCTAGAATTGGGTAAAAGCCCCGTTGGAGAACCACCAACCTTATTTATTGATGCTGAAGTAACAGGCATTAATACTTGGGCCCATGGAAGATCCTTATCAGGAATCTTAGTTTCATCATCATGATAACCTTTGACACGAATCTGCACCCGCCCGGATTTATGTGGATCCTTGACGTTTATAACTTTTGCATCAAACCATACCCATTTTTCGCCTATTCTCGCCATTTATAATCCTACTTTTGATGGCTGCCTTTTAAACAATCCATGTGACATATATACCTAGGAGAAGTTCTATTTCCTCTTATCTCATGATTCACACCAACAATAACCATTTTACCATTAAGTTGTGGATCTGGTTCTTGTGGTCCAGTGGTTCCTTCATTTCTATTAATTTTAATATCTAATATTTTTCCAGCTGTATATTGAGAATCGCCATACACCTGAATATTTAAGCAATTATCAGTAATAAATGAAAGATAAGATTGTTTATCAGGAAATGCTTTTGTTAGATAATCATCAGGTAAATATGATTTATCAGATGGAATTGTATGTGCTGTACCTATATTTTTAGTATACTCATTCATGTTTCCAAGTTTGGTTTTATTTCCACCTGAAGTATAATCAGTATCTTTTTTTGTATAATCTTTCTTTTCATTACGATGATTACCAGGTCCAGATTCTCTTGTTTCCTGTTTTCTGTTACCCATAATTAATTGTGATAATGAATTTACTTTTGGATAAACATAGTTTATTATTCTGCCATCATTCTCTTCTTCATATCTTAAATTTGAACCACCAGCATTTTCATGAATCATTTTTCTAAATGATTCTTGTTTGAATAATTTTTCAATAGTAACAAAGTTATAAACTTCTTTTCCATCTTTATAATTAGCAAAAGTAAAATAAAGAGAACTCTTAGAGTTATTTGAAACTGCTCTTCTATTTAATTGGTGTAAAATATAATCACCATTAAAATTTGAAGCCCAGTATTCTTGAACACCTTTGGTATCTTCAAATTCTTCCCATTTAGTTATTCCAATTTCTTTACCAACGTCTTTAACTATATTTCCTATAGTTTTATTGTATTTTTTCTGAATAAGTTTGGAAAGGTTTGTTAATAGTGGAGCAGAATATAAAGTCAACTCATATGCTTTTGCTCCATTAGATCCCATATCTTGAACCTTTTTAATAGATTCTAATCTAAGATCATCTAGCTTTTTTATTGTAGATCCAGGAGCATTAAAATGAAATTTGCCTTTCCATGCTCCTTTTCTTAAATTCAAATTACCAAGAGAATCGTTTGTATCTGTAATTGAAAATTTTACAAAGGTTCCAAGGCTCATCATGTTTTCATAAATATTTGCACACAAAATAGATTCTGCAGGAAATCTAATGTTTCCACCTTCTCCCTGCAATTCTACTTTTGGTATTAATACGTCGCCTGGTCTTTGACTTGTTGCCATTATTGATTAACTTCTAACAAATTAGTTATTTCTTCATTAACATCATAAACATGGTCTTGACGTAAAAGAATTAATGTTTTATTATATTCATTTTTCTCTTGCTCATAATCATAAGCGCTAAAAGGAGAATAATATGATAATTCTAATGTATTAATTCCACAACCAGATATATCTGCTGAAGAAACAATAGTTACTGAATTATTTGTTGTTCTGCTTGTCATTGTTCCAATAAAGTTATAATCATTTTGAACATTTTTTAATATAATATTTGTTCCATTAGCATATTCAATTTCACCTTGTCCAACAATTGTACTTCCATTTTTAATAGTTACCATTTCATCTTCTTTGAATGTATGAGATCCAGATATAACATATTTTACAAGACGATTAGTTCTATGTGACCAATCATTTCTTTTTCTAGTATATGCTAATATAACACCTTTATTATCTTCTCTATATAAAGGAACCCAATACTTTTTTCTTTCTGGAACTAATGCATTATATGCTGATATAGTAATATCATCAGAAATTTCCCAATTATTTCTCCATGAAATAACTTTTTCTTGAGAATTTTCAATTGATCCATACTTTTTAAGTAAAAATAATTTAAATTGTTCTTCAGTCAAATAATATTCAAAGTAAGGATCTGTTATTTCATTAGAGAGATAAACCATCCAATCATAATAAGGATCCTCATATAATCTATCAGCAATTTGATCAGATCTTTCACTATTATGAATTGTATATGGAAAGAAAATATATGGATTCTGTCTAACTGACTGAACAAATTTTACTTTTCTTGTTATATCTATTGCCGCTTTATCATTATAGGATATAAGTGGAAATTTGGTAAAATAAGAATTATAAGCCATTAGAATCCTACTCCAAACCCAAGTGGACCACCGGCAAAATCTTCTTTTAACCAGTATTCAATTTCTAAAAGATTTATAGTAAATTGAACATCTGAAGGAGCATTTGTTTGAGAATAAAAAGCTGGATTACCATTTGGTGAAAAATTAATTGATATGCTTTCTACAACACAGGGTTTAAATTTATAAAGCCAATTATCATCTGGGTGTAATTTTACATTACATATATCTGGATATTTTAAAATAGCTCCTACTACTGAATCGGCTTTTGCTGGAAGCATATGATATCTAAATTTTGTTAATATATTGTTTATTAAAGTAGATTCTTTAGGATCATTTGGAGATAATCTCCATGCAAAAGAATGTCTTTTAAAAGTAGGAGATTTAAATAAAACAGTTAAAAATGGATTTACTGCTAGTCCATATACTTGTAAAGCCTGTGCACCTCCAGAACTACTAAGAAGAGATTGCGCACTGCCTACAAGTGGAACAGCGCCAGCAATTTGTCCACTTAAGGCGCCCGTTGCGGCTGTTGCTTGGCTTCCTTGTTTTAAACCATATTCAACACCTGCCCCAACTAATAAATTGCCTTGTGTTTCGTAATCAACTTTTTGTTGATCTACAAGATTTGCAGGCATTGGAAGTCTAATTGAGCCAATTCCGTTATAAAATGCTCTATCAAATATAGATCGTCTTTTATATTCTGAAAATTGAAAAGATATATAATGTTTATAATTTTCTAAATCTTGAGGAAAATGTGAATCACCAGAAAGATTAAAAGAACTAGCACTAGCAAGTTTGTTTATTGCAGTTACCGCTGCAATACCAGCAGCAGTTCCTGCAGCACCAGCAACTGCTCCACCCGCAGCTCCCAATCCAAACCAAGTTGCTATTTTTCCTAATCCAGCCATTTAAAAACCTTTATAAATATTTTTTATTATTTATTACATTAATTTGAAAGAAAATATGGCATATAAGGGATTTTTTAAACCTAAAAACTATAAGAAATACAAAGGCGACCCATCAAATATTATTTATAGATCAAGATGGGAACTTAAACTCATGACATATCTTGATGCGCATCCGGATGTTATTGAATGGTCAAGTGAAGAATTCTTTATACCATATCGATCTCCGATTGATAATAAAATCCATCGATATTTTCCAGATTTTTATGTAAAAAGAAAAGATAAAACCGGTAAAATTGAAGTACTAATTATTGAGGTTAAACCTTTTAAGCAAACACAACCGCCTGATCAAAATAAGAAATCTAAAAGATATATTCAAGAGGTTATGACTTGGGGAATAAATAGTTCTAAGTGGGAAAGAGCCCAAGAATTCTGTAAAGATCGAGGATGGAAATTTAAGATAATGACAGAAAAAGAACTTAACATAAAGTTTTAAACATGGCAACTTTATTTTCAGATTTAATAAAATTTGGTTTGACAAGATCAAACATAAAAACCAATATTAGCGATGCCAATCAATGGTTTCGTGATACATCCATGACATTTTTAAAAGAAATAAAAAGAATAGTTGGTTCTAGAAATAGAATTGAAATTGGAAGAATGTATCTTTTTTCTTATGATCCAAAAACAAAAGATAAACTTCCATATTATGATAAATTTCCATTAGTATTTCCAATTGAATCATATGGTGATGGTTTTCTTGGAATTAATTTTCATTATCTTCCACCAATACTAAGAGCAAGATTATTAGATGCTCTTTATGATACAATAAATAATAAGAATTTCGATGAAACAACAAAGTTAAAAATATCATATGATGTTCTAAAAGGAGCAACAAAATTTAGATATTTTCAGCCATGTGTAAAAAGATATTTATTTTCTCATATTCGTTCTGGTTTTAAAGAAATTGAACCCAATGATTGGACTAAAGCTATATTATTACCAACACAAAGTTTTCAAAAAACCAATGAATCTAAAGTTTATGCAGATTCTATTAGGAAAGTATAATGCCAGGATTTAATATTAATAACTTCAAATCACATATTAATGCTACTGGAACTTTAAATAGTTCCAAGTATCTAGTTAATATAGTAACTCCTCCTGGATTACTTGGCGGTAATGTTGATAATAATGGAGCAACTGTACAAAATTTTGGAAGGCAACTTTCTGATCTAATTACATTTAGAGGAGATAGAATTCGTACTCCTGGTATTGCATTTGCATCAGCTAATATTTTTAGATATGGAATTGGGCCTTCTGAAAAGAAACCATTTAATGCTACTTTTTCTGATATAGGAATTTCATTTATTGCAGATAAAAATGGTGATCTTTATTCTTTCTTTTATTCATGGATGAATTATATTTTTAATTTTTCTCCTGGATCAAATAATAATGCACCAAATAAAAATACTCAAAATTCCGGTTTAGCATCATATGAATTAACATATAAAAATTATTATGCTTCTGATATTGAGATAATTATCTATGATGATTCTGGAGAAAATCCCGTTCAAATATTTAGACTATTAAAAGCTTTTCCTATTTCATTATCAGAAATTGATTTATCATGGTCAAATAGAAGTTCTTTAATGAGATTAAATGTTAACTTTACGTATAAAGAATGGAAACTTGATAATGTAAATGTTAATGCTATGGCTAATGTTAATGTTCCACAAAACACAATTTCTTCTAATGGTGTTCTTCAATCTTTAACAAATACCATTAAACCTACCACAAGTCAAGCTAATATACCAACACCAGCAAATACATATGGAGCTGGCTCAACAGCATTTTAAAATGGAGTGAAATCTATGCCATTACCTAAAATTGATTATCCTATTTTTACAATTGAAGCGCCTTCAAATAAAAAATTATTAAAATTTAGACCTATGCTTGTTAAAGAAGAAAAGATTCTTCTTATGGGTAAAGCTTCTGAAGATGATGCTGATATTATGTTATCAGTAAAACAAATTGTTCAAAATTGTTGTTTGGAAGATGGATTTGATGTGGAATCAATTCCAATTTTTGATATGGAATATTTCTTTCTTATGATTAGAGCAAATTCTATTCAAGATGTAATTGAATTAAAATATATTGATAATGAAGATGAAAAAGAATATGATTTTAAAATTGAACTTAAAAATGTAAAATTAAAATATCCTGAAAAAGAAGAAATGAATATTAAGATTAATGATGATATGGGAATTATATTAAAATATCCTACAGTTTCAATCTTATCAGATAAAGAATTTTTAAATAAATCAAAAGTTGAAGATTCATTTATTCCACTCATTGCAAAGTGCGTTGATAGAATTTATGATAAAGAAAAAAATTATACAACAAAAGATTTTGATAATAAAGAATTAGATGAATTTTTGAATAGTCTAGGTATTAAAATTCTTGATAAACTTGGAGATTTTTTAGGAAATATTCCACATATGGAACATGCTATTGAATATAAAAATTCATTAGGAAGTGAAAGAAAAATTTATTTGAGAACTTTAAATGATTTTTTTATGTTGCGCTGAGCCACAACAATCTTGAATCATACTATATGAGTATATTCATACTGGCTCAGCACCATAAATATTCTATTAGTGAAATTGAAAACCTTATACCATTTGAAAGAGATTTATATATTGATTTGCTTAATAAACATATGACAGAACAAGAAGAAGCAACAAGGAATAATCAATAATGGTTAAAGTACCAAAAGTTGGCGGGACTGGAGCTACAGCGGCAGGAGTAGGTGCTGCCGCTGTTGCTGGTGGATTAATGTCAGCTTTTAGAAGTAGACTTGGTTCATTAGATGATTCTCCAGCAGATGCTAAAAAAGCTACAAGATCATCTGGTGGCACAATGTCTGTAGAACCTACTATATCAGGATTGGCCAAAGGAATTGAAAGATCAAACCAGTTACTAGGACAAGTTGCTTCAGCAGTTGCTATTTCTAATGATTTATTAGCAACACAGGTAAAACATCAAAGCAATACTAATAAAATATTATTAGGCATTGCTGATAATTTAGGAAAAGGTGGAGGAGGATCTGGAATAGCAGAAACTGCTGGTCTTGCCGCAGGTATTGCTTCATTACTTCCAGCACTTAAATTGGTAGGTAGATTAGCAGGCCCTTTAGGACTAGCAATTGCTGCATTTGAAGCATTTAGACAAGGGCCTCGTTCAAAAGAAGAACAAACTGAAACTAAAAAAGCAATGAGAGATTCGGCTGCTTCTAATATTAGAAGAGCTGGTGATACTTCTAGAAATGAAGCTATGAAGCTTATTCAAGAAGAAATGAAAAAAAGAAATTTAAGTTCTAGAGATGTTACATATGATAAGTTAAAAAGAATTATAACAGTTAAAAAAACTGGTGAAAAAATTGATATAGGTTCAAGAATATCTAATGATCCTGCTAGATCATTGGTTAGAAACATTGATCCTGTAGCAGATTCTTTAGGTATAGGAGCTCCGACTACTACTTCTTCATCTTCACAAAGAGCTAGAGCTCCAGCCATAACTTCAAGAAAATTAGGTTTTGCTGAACTTGTTTCTTTAGCAAAAGGTGCGGGATTTAATCAACAAGAATCAGTTACTATGGCAGCAATTGCTATGGCTGAATCTAGTGGAAGATCTGACGCTCATAATCCAAATGCATCAACTGGTGATAATTCATATGGATTATGGCAAATCAATATGATTGGGCGTTTAGGTCCGGCTCGTAGAAGAGAATTTGGTATAAATGCCAATGAACAATTATTTGATCCAAGAGTAAATGCCAAAGCTGCTTATAGAGTTTATAGGCAGCAAGGATTTAATGCATGGTCTGTTTATAAATCAGGCACATACCAAAGATTTATGGGTGGCGCTACAGCAAATGCTGGAGTTGCTCCAACATTTATTTCAAATGCTGCTCCAGCGTCAACTTCATCTGCTGGTGGTTCAGTAACTACACCACAAGCAGCTTTAAGCGGAATACTTGGTGCTGCTGGCATTAATATGAGCAATATGTCAACACCATCAATTGCAAGTACTCCATCTGGAATAATGGGTGGCGGCGCAATGTCATACACAAATACACAGTCAGCACCAGGTGGTGGAGCAGGCGTTGGAACTGCAACGGGTACTGATTCTGGAAGTGTTATGCAATTGCAAGGAAAAGCTGCTGGAACAAGAAGAGGCACTTTAAGTCAAAGACTTGTTAGTATCCTACAACAAGCAGCTAATGCAGCAGGTGTAACAGTAAAAGTTTATTCTGGTGGACAAAGAATGCCAGGTGCACCAGGTGCTGTTGGTTCTCATAGACATGATCAAGGAAATGCTGCTGATTTAGATCTTTTTGTTGGTGGAAGAAGACTTTCAGCAAACAATCCACAAGATCGTGCTATTATGGCAAAATTCGTAGCTACTGCTGTTTCATTAGGTGCTACTGGCGTTGGCCATGGAAACGGTTATATGGGTCCATCTAGAATTCATGTTGGATTTGGTAAAGCTGCTGTTTGGGGTGGTTCACAATGGATTAGAGAAGCATGGGCTGCTGGACGTAAAGGTCAAACAAATATTGGTAATACTGCTGATGCTAGAACTGCTGGAACTGGCACTGGCGCTGGTGCTGGATCAGCAAATATGCCGGCAAGAGGCTCTACTGAAACTGGTGGTGGAACACTTCCCGGCGCATTACAAAATATTCTTCGCGCGACTGGCATGTCTCCTGGTGGTGCTTCAGGTGTTGGGCGTGGAACTACTGGTAGTGTTGGAGCAGGTGGCAGTGGAATAACTAAAGCTGATGTCACAGCATCATGGGAAAAATATAATGAATCTGGAAATCCAGCAGATATGATTAGAGCTGATGCTCTTATGAAACAATGGCAAGCTAAAGGTGGAGATCGAACTCCGCAAAGAGAAGCTGCTAAAAGAGTATCAACAAAAAGAGGCAGATCAGGTGGAAGAACTGGTGGTATGCCATTACCACCGGTAAGACCGGATTTTGAAGGTGTAAATGAACCAGGCGGTTTAGATGCAGAATCACTTTCTAAATATGGATTAAGAGAAAAAAGTCCTTTTGAACGTTTGGATATGCGTGGGGTTTTAAAAACGGCAGAAAAAGATCCTTCTGCTTTAGATTATTTTGATTTTGATTCTGAAATGGCAAAAGATGCAAAAAGAGCGGCTATTGAAAAAGCAAGAAAAGAAGCACCAAAACAAAAAGGAACACCAGCACAACTTGCTGAAAAAAATAATGTAACAGCAAGAACAACTGGAAAAGCAAAAAGATTTGATGCAATTGCAGCGATGGAAGATGCTAGAATGGCAAGAGCAGTTCAAGCTCAACTTCCGCCACCAGAATTACCTGGCAAACTACCAGGAGTTTTAACAAATGAATCACTTGCTAAAATTGAAACAGGTCAAGATACTAATGTAGGTTCAGCTCAAGTGAGCCCATATGAAATGATGCCAAAAGCTCCACCTAAAATTCCACCAGAACAACCAAGACCTGTAATCCAAAATTTACCTAATCCTGGTATAATGGATCGTAATTTAATAGATCAAAAACAATTACCTGGTTCTGAACAATCTGTTAAACCACAAACTTCATTACCTTTTTCAATTGATATTGCTCCATCTATTGCAAGAGGAATGTCAAACGTACCACCCAATGAAGGAGATTTGTCATCATCATTTAGTTTAACAGTGGGTAAAAATAATTAAATAAAAAGGGAGGCTTAAGCCTCCCTTAATCTTTTAGCGATTGGCTAGATTCTTAAAGAATTCAAGACCGTCATCCTCATCATTAGATGATGCCATAGACATGGCTGGTTCCTTAGCCTTAAATGTTGGCGCAGGATCCTCATCATATTCTTCAGCCTTCATTGGCGCACGACCAGTCCCATCAAGGCCAAGTACTTTTTCAAGCTTCTTCTTTAGATCTTCATAGCTCTTAAAGTTACTTGCATTAACAAAAGGCTGTAAAGGATACTGAGTCTTCCAGATCTCTTCAAGCTTTTCATCATCGTCAAGCAATGGACCAGACTTACCAAAATCTGACTTATCATAATTACGATAACCTTCTACATTTCGAATACGTAGACGGAAATTTGCGCCTTCCCAGAAGTCAAAAGGATTCATTGGTTCTTCATCTTCAAATGAAGGTTCCATTACATCCTTCATCTTATCAAAGATCTTCTTACCAAACTTATAAAGGAATATCTTACCTTCATTATCTGGGTTACCTGGATCTGTTACAACATAGATATTAGCAACAAAATACAAACGTCGCTTTTGCTTGCGAACAATATCCTTGTTGGATTCAATACCAGAATTCCAAAGCTGAGAATTATACTCAGAAACTGGATCAGGCTTACCAATTGATGTTAGAGAATTTTCGATGTACCAAAGACCGGTTGGGCCTTGGAACCCATGATCCCAGAGTCGAACAAAAGGAGTATCTTCACCATTTGATGGTGGAAGAAAACGAATAATGGCTGAACCATTACCTGCCTTATCAACTGTTGGAGTCCAGAATCGGTCATCTCCGACCTTCTTTCCTGCAGATGGATTCTCCTTCTTCATTTGGTCAAGGAGCTTCTCCATAGAATTTTTAGATGTTTTTAGCTGTGCGAATGAATTCATTTATTTTCTCCGTATAAGCGATGTATTTGCGTTTTATCCACAGATACCATATTAATATATCAGGTTTATTCAAATTTGTCAATAACCATTTGCTTTAGTTTATTAACATCATAGTTTAAAAATGGACGGTACTTTAAGATCCTTAATGATATTTCATCCCAGATCGGGTCTCCATCCATTTTGTTGTTCCAATATTTGAAACAACGCACTAGATCCAAAAGGATTACTAGTGTTTCAAGACTAATTTCTTTTTGAAGATATAACTTCAACGCATAAGGATGAGAGTAATCTTCAATTACAAAATTAGAATCAAAATTCTCATTTAACTTATTTATATCAATCTTGAAATTATATGTCAAAGATTGAATTCGTTTAGACCAATCAATATATCTTTTTTGAGCTTCTTCATTATATGCAAGTTCACCAATCCAAGTCTTGGAAGTCTCGATCATATTAGCAATCAAGAAGTTTTTTGGATCCTGATGTTTAGCGAGTTTCATAAAGAAGAGCTTATCACGTCTAGCGTTAAAGCTCTTCTCCGTTGCTGTTTTTACTTTTCCATTATATTTGATATAGTCATAATTCTTTTGTGTGAAGTGTTGTTTCAATGCAATGTATTCACGATAACACTCGAACGCTGACATCATTCTTCTTTCTCTTTAAAGAATCTAAAAATCTATAGTAAAGACCTTTTTCTCTCCCATGAGCATCAATTTCCCATGGATGATCCCAGTATTCAATTTCTTCATAATTAACTTTAATACCATTCCATTTACAGAATGCGCCACTCATATTTTTAAGTTCACCATTAATGAATTGTTTTATATGAGTTACTTCGTGCGCTAATGCTGTAAGCATTTGAGTTTTTGGAAGTGCGGAATCCATAATAATATCATATGTATGTTTTTCTTGATCATCATCAAAGCATTCACCAAATATACCATGCTTTTTTAAGAGCTCTTTTTCAAATTGAACTCTTATAATTTTATTCTTAAGCTTTCTTTCTGGTATTAACTTTTCAGCATACCATTTGATAGCTTTTTTACATAAACTTCTGTTTACTTTAGTTGGTTGGCCTCTTGTTATTATCTTCATTTGACCTCCCATGGCGGTTTTAAATTGGTAGGCGATTTGGCCTCTTAATGAAATTTAGATTTTCTGCTTCTACTTGAACCTTTGCTTTAAGTACTGGATCCTTTTTAATCATATTTGCTGCATACTCTACTTCCAATTGGTGCTTTTCACACCATTGAACAATTGCATCAATATATTCAATACCGGAATCCTTATTAAGTTTTTCAATATCTTGTGCAAAAGTTGTACTGGAACTAAAGAAATCAATCACATTACTCATGAATAATTTTCCTTTATTTCTTTAATTCTTTGTTCAAAATAGGTAATGACAACATTTGTTTCATTATCATTACCTTCAATATGTTTGATAGTCAAATTGTTTTTAAGTTCATATTCAAAAATTGTTTTAATTAGGAAATCTATGGAATAACCATTAAATGGCATTGAATCCGTATAGAGTTCTTTATTAAGCATATTATGCATCCCTGGAAATAAAGTGAATCCTAACCTTCTCAGGAGAGAAGTACTTATCAACTACATCAACTACAATGCTTTCATCAAATGGCTTGCATGAAAACACGTCAATATAGAAGTTTCCATTCTTATCAACAAAATGACCTGTGATATTTGAAGTTTCGATCATCTGACAAAATGAAATGCCAGACTTTGAAAGATCGTGGGTTGCGAATCTTTCGATCCATGGCTCGCCGAATGTTTTCATATCAATCGCAACAACAAGTTCTTTTACAAAGTTGTATACGTTATCCTTAGATGATATTTTTTCTAGATTACCATTTGAACAATCTAGTAATAGATGATAGCCCCACGTATCTTTCATTATATTCTCCAATTACTTCTTAAACCACTTGGCAATAAATGCTGGCTGTGAAAGAAAATTCCAACCAATAATTAGACCCGCAACAAAACCCCAAGCAAAAGTTGAGGTGACTAAACTCCAAACTGCTTCGATCATTTACTTCTCCTTTTGTTTAAACACCACTATGTGGTTCCCAATAACATATTATATATCCTGCTGGACTTATGCAGGCCCAATATTTACCATCTGGCGATGGCCTTACTCTTCGATAAGGAATCGTTTCTTTTACTTTTTTCTTATACATGAACTCCAGCTCTTTTATTGGAGGAACTGGATTTGGAAACTCAAGATAGATTCCTTGTGGTGTTACTTTTCTTATTAGAGTCTTTTCATCAATAAATTTGCAATCATCACTGCCACAGCAATTTCTTTTAGTCTCTGGATCAACCTCTTTTCCATTACCCCACCATTCATGACCAACTGATGGAATAATCATACCACATAATAAAGCTAATGTCAATATTAAATGTTTCACAATGGCACCTCTGGATTTATGATGAACTCTTTAATAGCCATCATGAAATCAGAAGTTATATCGAAACCTTCATATGTTTTACCAATACAGAGTGATATAGGCATTGCAGTTTTGTCTGCCTGAAAATACCAGATATGAATCACTCTTTTTGTTTTTGTGGAATATATTATTTCATCGACTCTTGTATCACCCCGTTTTCTCATGAACGGAGCATACTTAGCTTCTCTCAACATGTTAAACGCAAATACGAATGGAACACATGTTGGTTCTTCTATTTTCTTTTCTTCTGCTATTGCCGCAGTGCTAAACAAAAGTAGAAGGACTGTAAGTATCTTGTACACATCCTTAATCCTTTATAA